CTGTGGCAGTACAACAGAACGCAAGGCACTCCGCATAAAAGAATGCGCTTATTTGGCAAATAAATTTGACCCATTAGTCAAGATTGCAGAAAAGCCTGGTTGGGACTATGGCACACATATCCGGATATATGGTTCAGACAGGAATATCGCAGCAATCAGGCACAATAGAGGCCTTTTATGAAAATTTTAGAGCTTGTGCAATACACACACACAGTAAAAATAGGTGACGTTTGCGGCGATATAGAGCCAAACGTCACTGAGGATACATTGTTTACCGTTGATGGTGTGCCTGTAGGTTTTTACATTAAAGAACTGACGGGCCGCATCAAGCAGCTTGCGGATGTTGCTAACTCCGAACTGTTGAGCGACAGAGTGCCAAAAACAGAAATGAGCCGTGGGCCACAAG